AAATGTTGCTGGTAAAATTAATTTTTCACCTTGTGTGATAACTTTAACCGTGCTGTTTGGCGGAATAATAATGCCTCGAGCATAGGTGGCCTGCGTAGAAAATTCATCTACTACATACATGTTTACCACTGCGGTGTCATAGTCTGTTATGTTGGCTATATTACAGCCTATCACAGTGGCTCTAACACCTTCTTGAATCTGTAGAACATCCACTGGAGTAGTTCCTACTGATGTTGTTACTGCGTGTCTAAATAGGGTTGGCATTTTTCTCTTATCCTAAAGCGATGGCAAAGCCCGCTGAAATATCGTTAGCTTGAATTTCTGAAACAGCACCGCTGGCACCTGCCGGTGATGCCCAAGTAAACCCGTCCCAAATTTCTAGAGCTTTGGAATTAGTGTTATATCGTGTCATACCTATCACAGCATAAGCTGTTGGCCGTTCTCCGTCGTTGCCTCTAGGCGGCACAAATCCGTTAGTGCCCTGTATCTTAAAATATCCAGTTCCAGTCTGTGCTATCTGTGTAATAGCATTTGAGGAAACGTTAGTGATAACATTGTCTACTACTCTAAAATTACCTAATCTTACACCACCTGCACCGTTGCCGTCAATGTAGAGGTCTAGTCCTGTTGTAGTAGTAATTTCATTATCGCGGAACATCAAGTTTCCAACGTCTAAAGTTGGTACATTCAATGTATCTGCATAGACATCGTTGGCATAAACATTGCCCCATCTAAATGCAGCAGATCCTAGATCATAGGTATTGTCTGTTTCTGGAATTAGGTCGCTGCGAATACTGGCGTTGATAACAATGTTATCTGTAAGGGCATCACCTATAGTGATATTACCGCCTATAACTACATTACCTGTGGCGTTGATGTTGCCGTCAACTTGTAAATTACCAGTGATTGTAGTATTGCCTTCGATATCTACAATACCCACACCATTAGGATGGAATTCTAGATTTGAATTTGAAACAAAAGTTGAAATCACATTGCCTGTGATTCGAATGTCGTCAACCTGTAAAATCGTATGGTAAACTGTAGGTTCGCCTGCAGACGCTATAAAATTGATTATTGGTAAATCGCTTTCTATGGTATTACCATATATGTGCAAATTGCCAATATCTAATTGTGCATCTACTACAAGATTGGTTGTGCGGGTAGTTCCGTTAACATCTAAAGCTGTGGTCGGAGTGGCTGTGTTCACGCCAATGCGGGAGTTGGTAACGTCTAGATAAAGAAGGTCAGTCTCAAAAGCTAGATCCACACCATCTCTGATGAGGTTTGCCTTTAAGAGCGGACCGGAAATTCGACCAATAGCCATGTGCTCTCCATTAACCACCGAATCTCACGGATACGGGCACCTTACATAGCGGCCCTCGCTGTTGAGTATCGTAGCACTTTGGTCAAGCACTACAGTAATAGTATTTATGTCTTTTGGAAATTTAGCCTAGAATGGCGCTGTAGATAAACCCGAGATCTTCCATCAAACGTGTGGTAACAATTTCACCACCGCCTGTGGATAGTTGCCATACACTACCGTCATAACTTTCTAGATATTGATCTAATGGTACTGTGGTGTTCCATCGTGTTTCGCCTAGTTCGGGGCTGGCTCTTCTTTGTGCAGTGGTTCCTGCCGGTATTACAAAACCGTTATCGCCCATGAATCTTGTATATCCTATGCCTGTGCTGGCGAAAGTTATAGGAGTGTTTAGCAGATTAGTAAGAGTATTATCCTGCCATTTAGTGTTTTCTATAAATGTTATACCAGTGTCTGGTAACAGCTCTATATCTTCGTTAGATTGCAGCCCTGTGATTTTGTTTATAGTACCATCTAACCATAGTTGATCGCTGACTTTTACAGCATTAGGTCTATTTGTGATTACTGTGGATAGATCTTGAGCGCGGATTTCGCTCCAACGTCTAGGGCTAGAATCGTTGGCCTGCTGTCCTAGATCGAAGGTAATATCGATACCTGGAATAATACTCTGGGTAAAATCCGGAGTTACTGTAACAGTATCTAATGGGGTATCACCAACTATGATATTGCTGGCTGATGATAGATTACCGTTGACTGCGATATTGCCTCGGCCAGACCCCTGTACCTGTAGATCACCGGTGATACGGGTGTCGGCTTCATAGACTACTCTTCCAGTTCCGTTGGGGTCTAGTCTAATATTGTTGTTTGAGACGCTGCTGATTACATTACCATCGATTACCAAATAATCGCTGAGTATTTTATCATAAGGAATAATAGCATTAATATCAGTGGATTTGATTTCAATCGGACCAGTAGTAGATCCTATAGTTCCGTTGACGTTGAATGTTAGATTGTCTAGATTAGCTTGATTTGTAACGGTGACAAATCGAGTTTTGATATTGTCATTGACATCGAGATCATACACAGGTAAGCTAAGGCTAGGTCTAGCTAATGAAGTAGCAGGGGAGCCTTCTATACCCACACGCATGTTTGTAACATCTAGGTATAATATAGGAGGATCAGATGCTCCGTCTTGGAACGTTAGATCAGTGCCATTGCGTTCTAGATTTGCACTCAGTAGTTTACCGCTGATACGGCCAAGACTAGCTACATAATTAGGCTCGCTGCCTGCTTGATTAGAACCTAGTAGTCCGTCGTCTGATCCAGGAATAGCTGCCATGTTATGGTGTGTATCCTGTTAGTGTTATTAATTGTGCTAGGAAAGCAGCAGGTACAGTGGTTGAAATAGTTTTACCACCTTGAGGAAAATTTACCAATGCTCCGGCATTTGAGGATGAATACACTGTGGTTCTAAAAAGAAACAATTGTGTGCTGTCGTTGTCTACAGTACCAAGACCTACTTCCCAGTTGCCTGCATGATCTTCTATGGAATAGAATGTGGTATTGTTATCGCCAATGGCTGAAAAAGACTGAAATCCTGCAACTGTAGAAGTTAACAACATTTCTGCTGTGCCTGCAGTCTGTGATCGCATCTTTACTCTATCTCTTAAAACAAGGGCCATTACGTATCTCCAATTCTTTGATACGTGTATTTACCGTGAATTGATATTAGTTGGCGAAGCCGAAATAGATAGTAACGAACTTGCCTACTGGTACTGGACTTGTAAAGGTGATATAAGTATTACTACTGGTTAATGTATAGTTTGTGGTAGAGATCTGCATGACATTTTCTACTAATACTATAATATTATCTGCTGAACTAGGTGTTAGTGTTAATGGTCCAAATGCTACAGCAGACCCGTCGCCTGGGCCCAGCGTTTGTTTAGTGATAGTAGTTGCACCAGGTGCACGAACAACTTCCCATACTCCGGCAATTAATGCCTCTAAACTGTTTGTATCTAAGTTGTAACGAATAGTGCCATCTGCAAATTCTGATGCATCTCCTGGATATCTAACACCTGAAGTATTTGGGCGTTGTGCTGTGGTACCTTGTGGTAAACGTAGTCCACCGCTTAGTCCCATTACTGCACGACCAAAATGATTGGTAAACAGAGTTTGATCTGTTGCGCTGTATTTGCTGATGTTTTTTTGTTTTAAAAATTTCATATTATACCGGCAATGAGCTTACAGTAGCACATATTAAATTACTTGAAGAAGCACCTATGTAAATTTCGTCACCTGCATCAAGTACTATTCTTTCATCGGAGAAAAATACTGTTTCTCCTGCTGGTACAGTTAGGCTAGACACTATCAAATTACAGGTTGCTCCCGACGCTTGATAACCAATACCTGCGGGTGCAACATAGATGTTTACAGTTACAGAATTAGTAGCTTCGTTGGTCAGCGTTACTGCTCCGATATTGCATAGTGCTATACAAGTAATTGCGTTGGTTTGTCCAGTGACAGCTCCTGCAATTGGTGCTCCTGTTGTTGAACTAGTATATACTTTTGTTGGAGTTGTTACTCCCCCGGTTACTAATGTATTTTTAATCATTTTTAATCTCTTAGAATATCATACTAAAAACTAGTGCTTTGTTTTTGTTTATTAATTCGCCACTTCTCAATCTTGCTTCTGCACTGGGATTTACATACCACACACCTGTGGTACCCACACTAGGGGTAGCAGAATAAATTACAGTAGCGTCTGTGACATAAGCTGGTGTTCCTGCAATACTGTCTAATTGTACAGCATAGTTGGTTTGTAATTTACCAGTACCTTGTGTTCTAACATTTATGTTTTGATTTGTAATACCACTTTTAGTTGTGATTTCTGATCCAGTAAATTCTAAACTAAACATTTCAGTTCTGTTAGGATAGAACTGTGTGTTCAATGCTGCATCAACAATCACTGACACTGCACTTTCTCCGCCAGTGCTGAAACCTGTGGTTGCTGTTAGGTATGCTAGTGATCCTGGTTGAGAACCTATGTTTGGTAATCTTTCTTTATCTGATACAGTAACTCTTGAATTATCCGACACAACCTGGAACGTTGGATTGTTCTGAATAGTATCATCCACATATTTTTTATTAGGAACATCATCGTCATGTGTGACTTGATTTTCATAGTTATCTGTTCCGATGACTTTAACTACTCCTGTACCTTGACCGATTAGTAATAGATCTCCACTATCAGTTGTAGATTCTGTTAGAATTTCTTTAAGTTTTAATCTACTGTCACTGAAACTATAAACACCGCCTGTACCGCTGACAAATTGCCAGCCACCTGCGTTAGTACTAGAACTACCTGCTGGTATTGCGATGTTCTCGTTCCAAATCAAGGAGGCTTCGCCTAGTGTTCCTCTATCGATTTCTATACCAGAATAGTCTAGTGTAACACCTGCTCCTGTTTCACCTTTGTTAAGGACAATTATGTTATCTTCGATATCAAGATTTGTAGCAGCAATAACAACTGTAGCACCTTCGACCACAAGATCCCCTGTGACTCTTACAGAGCCGACATTAGGGCCAGTATCAAGTGTGATACGAGCCCCTTCTTCGGTTTTAATGTTATAGTCGCCGTTGACTCTTAAAAACTGTCCCATTTACGGTCCTAGATTATAGCGGTGTTAAAATGATTTGATCAGCTGATGAATCGCTGTCTAAGAACCAAGTATATCTGTTACTACTGAAATCAACTGCGGTTCTTTTCATTAGCTTTGCAATTGGAGTTGCTGATGCGTCTGGACCACCCGCTAGATAACCGGTAATTCTCATCTCACCAAGTGCTGCCGGCGTGCCGCTGACTAATTTTGCTGCTATTTGTGTTCCTGATGACTTATCTTGAACCAGATAAGATTTAGCACCTTTTTGTTTTACAATAAACACATCGGTTTCGTTACCGCTACCAATGTAAGCTTCACATTTAATACCTACGGCTGTTGTAGTGTAATCACCAAATACTAATGTACCGTTCACATCTCTTTTTACTGGGCGTCCCATTTGTTTTCTCCTTAATGATTGACGTTCTAGGTCTACGCGGTGGGTACCGCATAATTCTTCTAGATACTTTATTTATCCACGGCTCAGCATAGCCATCAGTTCTATTTTTTCCACAGTTCCAACAACTCTATTGATTTCATCTAGCTCATGCTGTGCCTGTGCTAGATGACTCTTGCCATGTGTTTGTCTATGCATCATCAATGCGATACTGTGATTTTTAATATGGTTTTCTACTATAGCTTCTATTCTGTTTACATCATGAGTAAACATAGGAAATCGTCGGCGCCATGTATTAAATTGTCTGCGCAATTCAGGAAAATCCTTGTCGCTTTGTATCTGCATATCGATATTTAAGTCAAACAAAAAGGCCCCGGAGGGCCTTTCTGAATTTGCAAAATACAGTTCGTTAATTAAGCGAAACGTAAGTTTGCTGAAGTTACTGCAACAGTTGCCAAGTAGTCAGCCGCGTTACCTAGAGATGATGCTGTGTTTGTTAACTCAACATATCCGTAACGTGTCATGAATGAAACTACTGGTTCAAATGTTGATGGATCTAACACAACACCACTGCTCATCAATGGAATGTATGGGCAATAGAATGCTGCTGCGTCAGATTCGCTAGAACCTTTGTAACCAACTAATACAGCGTCAGATTCAGCATATGTGTTAACATACACTTTCATTGCGCTATTCAATGTACCAACAAACTTAGTGTTTGTAGGAGCTTCGAATGTACCTTCTGTTGTACGAGCAAATGCGCTTGTAGTAGCAGATTGTAGTAGTGTCAATGTAGTTGGGGAAACAACAGCCCAATTACCTGCACCACGACGTGTACGCTGAGCGATCAAGTTAGCAGCACGGTTGATTTGAACAGCTAAAGCAGCATGCTCGTCACCAACGAATGTAGCTGTACCTGAAACAGCAGCTTGGTCGTATGTTAATACTGTTGAAGACAATGTAGCTAGGCTACGTAGAACTTCTTGGTCGATCTCAGCAGTAATCTCTTGTGCAAGAGCTGCCATGATCTCAGCTTCGATGTCAATACCTTGTTGGGCTTGTGCATCTTGTGCTGCTTCGAATGTCCAACGAGCTGATAGCTTACGTGTTTTAGCTTCAACTGTTTGTTTCAAGATTTGAATGCTTAACTTGTTACCAGCAACGCCTTCTAATGCTGCTGTTGAAGCTGGTTTACCTGGAGTTACACCAGAATAACCTTCAGCGATCTTGAATGGGCTTAATGCCTCATCACCGGCTGTTGTGGATCCACCTGTGCTACCACTGAATGTATCAGAATAGCGAACTCCTAGAGTGTGGATTTGTCCAACTGGGCCAGTCATTGGTTGTACACCAACTAATTCGTTAGCAATAACGGTTGGCATTACACGTCTGATCACTGGAAGGATCACACGATTTAGTGTTGCTACGTTGCCAGCGGATGTAGCACCAGCTGTGGCAGACTCAGACAAATACTTGCGGGTATTCTCAAGAGTTGTTGCCATTACTGTGCGCTTGTTACCTTGAAGACCTTCTAAAAGGGCGTCTTTGGTTTCCGACCAGCGTGACTCGAGTAATTGTGACATTATAGTTCTCCTTAAACTTTTAGTCCCGCAAGCCTGCGGATGTCAAATATTTCAGCAGTTTTTTCTTCACTACTGAAAGTTTGTGCCTGTTGTTTGTCGCCTGTTATTTCTTTAGCCTCTGTTAATGCTTTCTTAGAAGGTGTTCCACCGTTCATTACTGCTGGTAGATACTTGTCAAAAGCACTGTATAATTTATCAGTTTGAACTGATTCTAATAACTCACCCATTACAGATTTCTTGTCACCTGATAAAGGACCTAACAATTCGCCCATTACATCTCTGCGTTTTGCTGATTCTTTGATGATTGCGATTTCTTTTTCTTTGCTTGTTACTAGTGTTTGTGTTTCTGCAACAATTTTTGCTGCTTCTTCTAGTTCTTGAGTTTTTTGATCAACAACCTTTAGAAGTTTAGCTGTCTCTGATTTCTCATTGAGATGACTTGCAGCATACTCGCTTGCGAAGCTTTCAAAAATTCTGCGACCAAAGTCATTTCTGCGAGCTGCATCGATATCTTCTTTTAATTGAGACATTTCGGATTTCAGTCCTTTTGCGACTGTTTCTTCAATGATCTTTGCTGACTTAGCAATAAAGTCTTTCTTAATTGCTTCAAACTTAGCTTTGCTTTCGCGAACTAATTTAACTTTAGTTTCAGCTAGGTCTTTCTTATCTGCATGGAATTCTGCGATTTCTTTCGCTAGTGCATCCACAATAAAAGATTCTAATTTTGCAACATTGCCTGCAACTGCTTTGCGATCTTCGTGTAGTTCTGCCAATTCTTTTTTAAGGTTTTGTAGAACAAATGACTCCATTGCTTGCGCATCTTGTGTCATTTTAGCTGCGTATTTTGCACGAGCGTCAATTAGTCCTTGGCGATCTTCTGCAAGTTCACCTAGTTCAGCTTGTAGACGATCTGATAGCATAGCTTCAACAGCTTCTACCATTGCGTCTTTGTCGTGTTCATACTTTTGTGCAAATTCTTCACGTAGTTCAGCAGTAACTTGGTCACGGTTTTCTTGAATTCTGCTTGTCCAAGCTGATTCAATCTCCGATTTGATTTCTTCGGAAATCACATTGTTTTCAAACAATTGTTTTACGATGTCTAGCATGTGATTCTCCTAGTTAGTTGAGTCTCGAAATGATTCTCTTCAAGCTCTCTGCTATGTATTTCTGTGCCTGTGGGTCGCCTTGGACTTGTTGTGCTACTTGAAATGCCTTGTAACCGCCTGTGTTATTCATTAAGTGTTCGTAAACTGGTGTTGGGTATGCTCCCGGGGCGCTGGGCTGTGCAACTACGTCTACAGTGATAATTTCAAAACCTTGAACGTTACCACCGCCATCTACTTCACCACTACCCCTACTTGAAACTCCCAATTTTACTCCCGACGTCAACATGGTTTCAATTAATTGACCCATTGGCGTTGGCAGTAGTTTTAGTTTTCCGTAACCGTTAGGACCGTCCATCCACATTTTTGTAATCATGTGACTTACACGGTCGAGGTTGATGCGTAAATCTGCCGGGTGATCAACTTCTCCTAGCACAGAGTAACCTCCAGCGATCTGCTCGTTGAGCGTTTTGACAGCCTTGCCAATTTCTTGAGAAGAATAAACACGTTGGTTTGCATTGCGAATGTCGCCCTGAATGCAAATACCGTTTAAGTGTAGCGACTTTTTACCGTCGCTACCTTCTTCGCTCTCTAAGACAATCTTAGCCTGGTCATAACTCAAATGTTCTGCTAGTGATAATCTTTTCACCTGTTTGATCCTCTATTATCTACGGCCACGGAAAAGACTTTGCTTGTTATCAGCTTGTTCAGCTGCGCCTTTTTTCTCAGCGCCATGTCCTGGTTCTTTTTTGTTAAAAGCAGATCCTGCTTTGCCACCTGGAACATTGATATTACCTGCGTTATCTTCTTTAGCTGCTGGATTTAATAATCCACCTTTTGTACCTTCGCCTTTAGATTCGCCACCTTTAGCGATATTAGCAGTTGTACCGCCCATATCGTTTTTGCCAGCTACAACAGATTTAGCGTTAGCACCATTGTCTCCACCTTTTGGTGTAGCAACTTTTTCTACGTATTCGCGTACTGTTTCAAGTTCAGGTTCAAAAGCGTCCATCTTTGGCTCGTCGCCCATGTCACCTTCTTCATCGCCAAACTCGCCTTGCTCTTCTTCTTCACCTTGTAGTGCATCAAATTTAGCTTGTAGCTCATCGATGATGTCGCCTAGGTCTTGCATGATTTCTTCTTCAGATTCTTCGCCTTCTGCATCTGCTGGATCATCACCAAGCTCTGCTTCTAGGTCGTCTGTAGCGTCTCCGCCCATTTCGTCATCTGCTTCAATTGCGATGTCTTCGAACTCTTCGTCCATTTTTTCATCGTCTTTGTCTTCATCAGAAGCTTCGTCAACTTTGTCGTCTTCTGCATCTTCATCTTTAGCAGCTTCGTCCATTTCTTCGTCTTCGTCTTCATCTTTTTCTTCTTCAGAAATTTCTGTTTCGATTAGATTTTCGTAGATTTCACGTGATTTAGCTACTACGTATTCGTGGAAAAGTTCTTCAGCTTTTGCTGAATCTTCATTTACCAAATGCTCTAGCATTTGGCTTAATAATTTGTTATCTGCCATGTTGTGTTCTCCTTAAGATTATGGTATTAGGCTGTAGTGTTATTTACTACGTAGATTAAAAAACTCCGTTAAATGGTACTTTTTTGAACAATTTGATCGGAATATATAGTGTCTGGAAATCTTTTTCCAAAGTCTTCCACACTGATATGGCTTAGGTTAGCTAGGTTCGGACCTAGCTTATCTGGAATAAAGGCCCCAGGTTCTATAACTCTAAAGAATTTGATATGCCTAAATTCTTTGATTACTTTTTCAGTTTGACTCAGCCAATTACCGTGATAAGTCGCTGAATCTGTTGATTTTTTGTAGTTAAATGTATCTGCATATACATTGTTGAATTTACCGTTCAATCCTTGATAATCAAACCCTAGTATGTAGATTTCGCTGGCTCCTTGACTGGCTGAAAACCACAGTGCTGTTGGTCCTGAGCTCCATCCTTTGTGTGGGCTAAAAAAATTAATTCTGTCTTTGGTAGTGATACCTTTGTTAGGATTAGTCCATACTTCGTGCTGCTTATGATATCCAGCAGCTATGATTTCATTGACCATTTTAACATCTACAGCTACAAGATAGTGCGGTGCAAATTCTCTATACTGAGCATTGCAGCCATACACTGTGCCTATAGACATTAATCTTTCACAGTCTATATTCAGTCGACTCCTGCCATTGCCTAGCACAAATGATACTGGAGAGGAATTTTTAGGTTTTTTGATAATGTCAATTCTAGGAGTGGGTGTTAGATTCAAAGGCTGTGGTTGGACCACGGGCAGTGGTATTACCTGTTCAGGATTTTTTCTTTGAGCTTTTAGCGCCTTAGCTAGGGCTTTCTCTGCTTTACGCTGCTGCTTCTGTAGATTCAATTGGGGTTCCGTACATTTGTTGTATAAAACCCAGCTCAGATTTAGATTCTGCTTCGTGTGCTTCTGCTTGCAGTCTCAGTTGATTGATCTGACGTAGCGTTAAGCGTATTTTGCGAGTATCACTTTTTTTAACCACTGTGGCATCTTTGCTGTTGTCGTAACGACGGTCAACCGCAAAGTCGTTTGTGTTGTCGTTGAAATAAATGAATTCTCTTAGAAGCATAATGTATTTATTACTGAGCTGGTACTTCTGCAGATGCCGCATCACCTTCTGCGCCTGCGGCACCTGCCTCAGCCGCTGCGGCCATATCTTCCGGCGCTTCCGCTGTTTGAGCCCCTAAATCTGCAGCCATGCCGCCTGGGGTAATACCTGCTGATCTCATTTCTGAAGCAGCATCTGTTATCGGTGTAAGTCTTGCACCTTGTTCTTCTCTCCACATTCTTTCGTTTTCTGTGATCTCTTCCTGTGACATACCTAGGAATCGTTTCATGGCAAAACGCTTGCTCATGTGTGGAATTTCTTGTAGCTGTGCAAATGTAGCTGCACGAGCTGTGTCTAGTTCTGATTGGCGATAAGCAGCAAAGTTCTGTGGAGCATTGAATTTTAATTCAAATATTCCGCTGTCAATGTTGATACCTTCTGATTGCAGCCATAGTTTAAATTCTAGATCAAACGTTTCAACGATCATAGATTGTAAGCGTTCACAGTATTTGTTAAAGCGTAGTTCTTGGATATAAGCTGTGCCTACTTTGCCATCCGCTACCGTGTTTGAAGCATCGTCTACTGAAGTTGGCAAGTATGAACTTGGTATTCT